TTATAGAAAATGGCTAGTATATTTTGTCCTCAATGTGGAGCTAAGAACAACTACAGTTTAAAGAAGCCCAACTTCTGCCAAGGCTGTGGTGAAACTTTTTCAGCGTTTGGTCTGACGAGTGATTCGAGCACTGCTGCACAGGGTAGCTATTCTACTGCAAACACGGCAATCCGATTAACATCCGAAGGAATCCCTGCGCTTTCAAAATTAGAGTATGACCTAGAAATACCCGCAAGCTCTAAACAAAGTTTTGAATCTTTAGTAAACAACCCTTTAAATCCTAACGAATTAAGGGAGCGAAAAACTATAAAAGGCGATCATCCAAAGATGTCAAAAGAAGAGTATCTGAAGATTTCTCAAGCCAAATGTCGCAGTTCGAGAGGGGACTTTAAAGACATTGGCAGTGGTGCAGAAGAGTAAAAAATATACCTACGAAGATAAATTTGAGACGATAGATAATGAGATAAGGAAAAGGTACTACAAGTGGCATTTGCATGCCTTAGCGTGGTTAGACTTCGACGACGTCTCTCAGATTATCAGGGCTCACATTTATAAGAAATGGGATCAGTGGGATCAACTGAGACCCATTGAACCGTGGGTAAATAAGATAATTTCGAATCAACTTAAAAATATCCTGCGCAATAACTATTCTAATTTTGCGCGCCCCTGTATCAGCTGTAAATACAATCAATCTAAAGAACAAGGGCATGGCCAGATTTCTAATTTGTGCTCTTTAACCGCAAGTGGTTTACAGTCAGACGAGTGCCCGGATTACGCTAAGTGGTATAAGACACGCAAGCCAGCTTATGATATTAAAATCCCCGTCTCCCTAGAAACTAATCCTTTCGATCGTTACACGGTTCCTGAGGATCATTATAGCATTGGTGGGGCTGTCATTTCTTTACATCTGTCAATGAGGCGATATTTGAATGATCGCCATTATGTGATATATAAAATGCTTTTCATAGACCATGTGGATGAAGAAACAGTAGCAAAAGTTTTAGGTTATAAAAGCAATGAGAAGGGCCGCAAAGCGGGATACAAGCAAATTAAAAATTTAAAAAACCTATATAAAAAAGTTGCCAAAAAGATTTGCGAGGAAACCGATATATTTTTCGAATGAAGGAATACGTATTAACAAAAGAAGAAAAAGGGGACAGTCTTAATTTATTTGAAGAGCTCGACGGGGACTTGAGCGCCGCCACTAAAAAACTTTTCAATGATGAAAATGAAAAAGGCAGTACCATTCGCGGTCGAGCGTTGAGGAAATATTGGGTAGAGAAAGGTTTAAGTTATCGTACGAAAGTTAAAAAGAGAGTAGTTAAGCATTTTTTAACAGAGGAAGATAAGTCTTTTATAAAACAACATTATTGCCCTGAAATGACCAAGCTTGAAGTTGGGCAGCTTCTGTGGCCTAAACACGCTCAAAACAAAGGCTTCTCGCAAAGTGATAAGTTTATTGCTTTGTGCGAATATATTAGCGGGGAATTTCCCTCAGTAGTTAATCTCAGGGATGATGCAGCCGGGGAAAAATATACCCCTCCACATATCTTATCAACTGCTATAAAAAGATTAAACAAGGTCGCAGCCAAAGAGTTTGAAGTAAACCGTATTAATCTTCAAGATAAAAAATGCGTTGAAAGGCTGATCACTTTTTTGCAGGGGCCACGGTTTTTGCAGGTCATTAATTCTTACATTACTAAACAAAGCCGAGAACTTTTTGAAGCAGAATATATTCGAAGCATATGGGATAAGCCAGATTTAACTTCGGATGAATTAAACTTATATGTGAATGTCTGCATGGACTATGTGAACCTCAAAGAGATTGAGCAGCAAAAACAAAAGTTGAACTTGATGTTTGACGATACTGAAGGACAAAACGACTTAACGATGCGTTTAACCGAAATGCTAAAAACAAAAGCAGAAGAATATAATCAATGCATTAATCGCATAGATAAGATGCTCGCCAAGCTTAATGGAGAGCGCGCAAAGCGCGTTGCGAATCAACAGCAAAGGAATGCCTCTATAATTTCTTTAGTTCAGCTTTTTCAAGACGAGGAGGAGAGAAAGCTGATGATTAAAATGGCTGAAATGCAAAAGCAAGTTATAAGAAAAGAGGCAGATGAAGTGGAAAAAATGTCAGATTGGAAGGCTCGTGTTTTGGGGATTAGCAAAGAGGACGCAATCTAATGGAAAGAATATGTACCAGAATTTTTCCTTGTGCCGAATGTAAAAAGGAATTTACTAGCCGGGCCTCTTTGCACAAACACCTAAAGCAGCATGATTTAAATCTTGCCTCTTATTATACAAAGCATTTTCCAAGAATAAATAAGCTAACAGGAGACCCTTTACCTTTTAAAAGATATGAAGAATATTTTGGAAGAGATTTCTCCACCAAGCAACAATTACTAAAATGGTGTGAAGAGAGCCCTACGGGTGAAGTCAAAGAATATGCCCTTTCTTTGCTGGAAAAAAGACATTTAAAAAAACAGAGAAAGTATGGCCCATTTCACTTGGAGACAAAAAACTCTTTTTTACCCTCCGTTGCCATTTACCGTAAACTGTTCGGTAGCTATAATGCGGCTTGTAAAAAAATAGGGTGTGAGCCCTTGTATAATAAAAATATTCCTAAGGATTTCTTTACCATGGGCTTGCCAAGTGATTTGACCATCGCGGTAGATACACGGGAACAAAAGCCATTAAAATTTAAAGAATGTGAAAGTGAAACCCTCAAATTAGATATTGGGGATTATACTGCTTTAGGGGAGCATTATGATTACACTTTCGTAGATCGTAAATCAGGGAATGACCTGCAGGGAACTGTAGGGAAACATAACATCGATAGATTTAAAAGGGAAATAGAAAGAGCGCAAGAAATGGACGCGTACTTATTTGTGGTTATAGAATCCAGTGTTGAAAAAATTATTAAAGAAAATAAAGTTTTCAATAGAAAGGCTAATATAGATTACACCTTAAGGCAAATTAAAGATATTTCTCACACTTATCCGAGGGCATGTCAATTTATTTTTACGGGAAACCGAGAGAGGGCTGCTAAGATTATTCCACGCATACTTATAGCAGGTAAGAGTATTTGGAGTACGGATATGCAATATTTTTTAGATCAGTCATGAGTTGGATAGATGGACATCAACAAAGGCGTTGCCCAAAATTAAGAGACAATCAAGAACTTCTAAAACTCGAGGGGTTCCTCGAGGAGAGGGAAGCTAAATTAGCTTTGTATGAATTTTTACGTAACAACACTACTTTTGCGACGGATCTTCTCCTTGGCGTTAAACTTTTTCCATTTCAGCACATGGCGATTAAGTCAATGTTTGAAACAGATTATTTTTTAGGGGTATGGAGTCGGGGAATGTCCAAGTCTTTTACTACTGGTATATTTGCCGCTTTAGATGCTGTTTTGAACCAAGGGGTGGAGATTGGAATTTTGTCAAAATCTTTTCGTCAAGCTAAAATGATTTTTAAGAAAATCGAAGATATTTCCAATAAGCCGGAAGCAGGTTTTTTTCGACAATGCATTACCAAGACTTCCAAAAGTAATGATGAGTGGCTAATGGAAATTGGTGCCAGCAGGATTCGTGCTTTACCTTTGGGTGACGGCGAGAAGCTTCGTGGTTTCCGTTTTCATCGTATTATTATTGATGAGTTTCTGTTGATGCCTGAAAGAATTTATAATGAGGTTATCGTTCCATTCCTGTCAGTAGTAGAAAACCCTACACAGCGAGATGATCTTTTTAAATTGGAGAATCGGCTCATAAAGGAAGGGCGGATGACGGAAAGCGAACGTTACGTATGGCCTAACAATAAATTAATTGCACTTTCTTCAGCTTCTTATAAATTTGAATATCTTTATAAACTTTATACGCAGTTCGAGCATTTAATAGTTCAAGAAAACCAAAAAGATAAAGCTTCACGGTGCATCATGCAGTATAGTTATGATTGTGCCCCCACGCAACTGTATGATCAGAATCTAATCAACCAAGCGAAAGCTACAATGAGTCAATCTCAATTTGAACGAGAATTTGGAGCTGTATTCACTGACGATAGTTCGGGGTATTTTAAAACGAGTAAGATGGCCCTGTGCACAGTTCCGGATGGGGATTTACCCTGTATAGAAACACAGGGGGAATCGGGCGCGGAGTATATTTTAGCGTTTGACCCATCTTGGTCTCAAACAGAAAGCTCTGATGATTTTGCCATTCAAGTTTTAAAGCTTCAT